CGCTGGCCAGCAGTTCGATGCTTTTCTGGATGCTTTCCGATTGCTTCGTGCTGTCACCAAAGACGGTGCCGGTGCCGGTGTTCGCTGCCGGTGGCTTGCCCTTGCTTCCACCGCCACTGAAGCCCAGCGCAGCCATCGCCGCCAGCATTGCCGCGACCGCGACGAAGCCAAGCGGGCCAAGTGACGCAAACATACTGGCCGCACCTTCAGCGACCTTCATCGGCGTGCGCACGGCAGTGCCTGCTGCGGTCGCACTAGTCTTGGCAACTTCAGCCGCTGCTGTCGCAGCAACTTCGGCTGCCGATCCGGTGACGGCAGCGGCAGTGGTCGCGCCAAGCAGGCCGATCTTCACGGCAGCATTCTTGATTGCAATCGCCAGTTCAGCAGCCCTGAAGACCTTTTCGGCAGCGTCCAGCGCCTTATAGCCCTTGCTGCCCTCCTTAAAGAAGCCCTTCGCAGCGCCGACCATGTTGCCATAGTTGTTCAGTTGCATTTTGGTCTGCTGCGCTTGGATCGCTTGCAGCTTCTTGGTGTCACCATTGGCTTCCAGAACGGCCTTGGAATAGATTTCTTGGCGTTCGATCAGCTTGTCGAAGGTGTTCAGCAGACCGCCCATGGCCTTGCCGGTGTCGCCAAAGACGCCAGCCAGATCAACATCTGACTTCATGGCAAGGAAGGCGTCTTGATAGGTCTTCACACCATCCTGCGCAGCGTTGACCGCCGCAAGGTTGCGTTCCCATGCAGCAGACCCGCGCTCAATTTCCGCAGTTTCCATGGCGCGTTCAGCAGTGGCGACCGCGCGCTGCCGGGCATTCATGTCTAGCAAGCTGTTTTCAAATTCCAGTGCTTCGATCACGTTCTTCGTGAACTGGCGCACATTTTCCGTCTTCATGTTTTCGATCAGGACTGCGCCCAGCGAAATGATGCTATCACGCAGAACACCAGCAGGCGCGGCAGCGGCTGCCTGCGCAATTTCATATTGCTTTAAAGCGATGGCGCTCATGCCCATCGTTTTAATCTGCTTTTCCATCGACTTAATATATTCTTCGGCAGCCTTCGTCTGGCGTTCCAGTTCCTTTGCTGCATCGCTTTGACCGGGCTTTGGCCCTGCGCCGCGCTTGTCGATCATTTCATTCGCCTGCGCCAGAAGCCGTGCCTTGGTGGCGTCAAGGATGTTTTGCCTGATCTGAATGCCGATGGCTTCCATACCAGATAGGGCTTCTTGATAGCGGCTGGCATAGGCGTCGAACACTTGCGCAGTCACCTGCGCAGCCGCGCCCGCGTTTTCATTGGCCAGTCGGTTCAGCTTGACGGTCTGCACTTCAGCAAACTGGAACGCGATGCCCATTTCTTGCATGATGCCGTTTGCCTTAGCGGCCACGAAATTGATGCCACCGATCACGGCATTGATCAGGCTTTCAACTGCGCTGATCGACTTGTTCGCCATCTGCACAAACACATCGCCCAGCACGGCAGGCAGGTTGTTCCAGACGATCTTGATCGCGTCATAGGTTCCCAAGAAGCCAGCATAGATGCCAGCCGTGGCCTTCATCGACGCATCAAGAATGAACTTGAACGCATTGACCGCGAAGTCACTGATCGACTTCCAGACCTGTTCCAGCCCAAGGCCATCGCTGATCGTCTTCCAGACGCCAGAAAGTGTGTCGCCGAAGGTGACATGAACATCCTTCAGCCCCTTCATTTCCTTCTTCGTCAAGCCAAGGCTGTCGGCATATTTCTGCACCTCGCCAGTGCTGGCGACCGACGATTGAAACAGCTTGAAGGCCGCATAGACAGCAAGCGCAGCCGCTGCGACACCAGCCAGAATGATTGCCAGCGGTGCCAGCGCGACGGTCGTGGCAGCCGCTGCTGCCGTGGCAGCGACAGCGACTTCAGCTTCTGCGACGGCCAGAACTTGCGCCGCGACACCAGCTTCCACGTTGGATGCGGCCAATGCGACATTGGCAGCCGTCAAGCGTGCTTGCGCCAAGGCCGCTGCGGTGGCCGTGGTAGCCACTTCAGCGTTCGCAGTGGCCAGAATGACTTCTGTTTCAGCAGCGGCCATGCTGGCTTGCGCTGCGCGTGCGGCAGATGCGATCTGTGCCTGCTGCGCACTGGCGACGGCCAGCGCCCCGTCTGCTGCCGCACTCGACGACACCTTCACCAGCCCCAGCATTGACGCGATGGCCGTGCTGAAGCTGCCGACGCCCATGCCAGCCTGCATCATGATGCCGCTGATCTGCGATCCTTGTTGCGCGAACGCCACCATCGGGTTTGCACCACCGGCAAGCTGGACGCCCAAGTCCTGCACCTGAAATGCAAGGTTCGTGACATGATGTGAAGCAAGGCCGTGGCTGGCCCCCATTGCAGCGGCTGCCGTAGTGCCTGCGGCCATGGCTTCGTTCGCCTGCCGGGCAAAGCCCCGCATCGACGCCAGACCTGCGCTGGTGCGTGCCGTAGCACCACCGACGCCACCCAGTGCGCTTTCGGCGCTGTCGGCTGCTGTGCCGACACCCTGAAGCGCATTTTCGGCGCTGTCAGCCGCTTGGCCTAGTCCTTGAAGTGCGCTTTCAGTGCTATCGGCAGCCCGACCCATGCCTTGCAGGTTCGAAGTCGCGTTGACAACATCGCGACTATCGACGGCAATGCGCAAGGTTGACAGGTCTGGCATACCACTGGCGCTCCGATTGTGAGAAATTCCATCCTATTATTGACGCATAAACCCGCAAAAAGCAAGGTCGCAGACTATCCGCCACGCTGCGCGTTCAGGCGATCTGCCCACGCAGACATGGCATCGGCGATCTTGTCCCGCTGATCTTCAGTGATCACCACCGTGGCGACCCATGGTGGCGGGCAATGTTGATCTGATGCTTCGACCAGCATTGACGCATATTCACGCGACAGCAGCCTGATCGTTCTTGCCTCCCAGCCGGTCAAACGAATGTCTTGGTTCGTCTGCCATGCCAGAAGGTCGATTTCGTCGATGCCGACTTGGCCTGCCATTCCAGCAGGCTTCGTCGGCCCGACTTCGAACAGGATTTCCAGCAGGTAGCCGCCAGCTTCAATCGGCGGCATCCCTGTGGCCCTTGTTTCCCGACGCGACCGCTTTTGCTTTTCTGGCACGGTGTTCAGCCATGCCGCTTGCTTCACGAACAGCGTCAGATCATTTTGCAGTTCAACGAAAGAAGTGCGCCCGGTCGGCGACGAACTCCTGCGCCTGTTCCCGCAGCCAGTTCCAATCGGAATAGACCATGCGAACATTGTCAGGCGTGGCTTCCAGCTTCTTGCCGTCAAGCGTGAAGCCTTCCCAGCCAGCCGTCAGTTTCACCAGATCGTCGATGCCATCTTCAGCCAGCTTCGTCGCGTCCAGATCAACGGCCTTCTTGCCCTTGCTGATGCGCGACAGTGCCGCCTGCTGCTTGCCAAGCTGGATTTTCTTATAGACTGCGCTGTCCTGACCAAGAAGCGTGATGGTCATGCCGTCGATTGCGTCTTCAGTTTCAGGATGGCGCACCTGCATAGTCGCGCCTTCGTCTGCCATCACTGGCTTCAGTTTATTCAAGTCCATTGTGTCACCCTTCACATTGCATCCAGAAAGTTGGATCGGGAAAGGCGGTGGATGAAGCCGCCCTTATCGCGCCATGAACGCTATCCCGACCCGTTCGTCTTGGCTAAATTAGCCGACCTTGACGATGCTGCCGTCAAGTTCGACAGCGCATTCGATCATCGTGATGCCATCAGCGTTTCCGACAGTCGTCTTGTAGGACATAACCTGTCCTTGGAAATACTGGATGTCACCGTTCTTCAGCGTGATGCGGAACGAAATGAAGCTGTTCACACCGGCAGCCGCATCACCAGCGGTGCGAAGGATCGCAGCACCGGCATCAGCGTCAGAATAAGCCATCGTCAGGCCGACGCTGCCATAGTTCAGGCTGCCGCGGCGCTTTGCCACGACACCAGTCTTCAGTGGCGTGTGCGTTGCAAGCGCAGCTTCAGTGCCGAAAGACGGCAGATCGGCCATTTCAGCGCACTGCACCCAAGTCAGGGCAGCAAAGCCAGATGCGTCATAGGTAGCAGGTGCAGTCGCAGACACCGAAACGGTGGTGCCAACGCTGGAAAAAATATCAGTTGCCATGGTCTTTCACTCCTCTTGATTTAAGTCAGCTTGCGCTGGATTTCGGCGATTGTTGTGCGCACCATACCATGCGGTGCCTGTTTTGACCATGCCCCATATTCTAGCCGGTAGATGTAGGGCAGGTTATTCACTAGCCAAAACACGCGGCCAGTTGCTTGCGTGACGGCAGACAGGCCACCACTAATCGCCGAAGCAGATGATGCGCTTTCGCCCGGTGCTTTCGCGCCAGACCCTGCATCAGCGTTAAAGGTGACTGCGCCCGATGCAGGCGTGTCGATGGATGCCTGCCAGTTCGCCCGCGCCCGGCCAGTGTCGACTGGCGTTTTCATGACGATGCCGGTCATCAGATCAAGGCACACTTTACGCACCACCTTGTCAGCTTCGACGTTTGTCTTTTCGATGAACTTCTGGATGTCCACGGCAAAGGTGGTGGCCTGCTGCATTATGCAAAGCCCCTGTAATTGATCGACACCGGCACCAGCCAGCGGTCGCCATCGGTGAATGACGGCCCCTGCGATGACTGCATGATCGTGACAGGCTGGCCCTGATAGGTCAGCACCAAGCCACGCTGGAAGTGATCCTGCACCTGCTTGGCCATGGCATAGCCTGCACCCTTCGTGCTGCCGGTCGGCGCATGAACAGTGACCTGATAGATGCCGCCGAAGTTGTCAGACGAATTCGAAGCGATGCCCACCGCCTGCGTGGCGACAGGCAAGAAATTTTCAGCGATGAATGTCTGCCCTGCCACTGGTGTGAACGGCGCATTTTCATAGGCAGTCGGCAAGTCCAGCAGCGCCAGCCGCTGTGCCAGTGCTGCTGCAATGGCTTGGTTGCTCATGCGTCAGCGTCCTTGATTTCAACGGTCTGCATATCGACCGCATGATATTTCCCGTCATCCCTTAGGATGACATAGGCCATCACATTGC